TTTTTTCAAGCTTCGTCTTTAATTTTTTTATGCACTCAACTTGGTCTTTCCCTGTGATGGCAAAAAGATTGTCTGGCTTGACACCTTGCTTTTTAAGGTCTTCCGGTGGGATTCTGTCGGGAGATACTTCGCCAGTCAGCATAAGCTCTCCAGCGGTTGTCATTACTCTAACATTAATTATTGCCATGTGTGGAGAAAGTTTCCTCACTATTTTTTGCCTTTTAAAATGTAGTCTCTTTTTTGAGACTTGGACATTTTCTTTATTTCTTTCTTGCTTGCATTTCCAGAGTCTGCATACCAAGGCTTGTCTTCTTTTTTTCTAGACTCTTTTTGTTTGCCTTCAAGCTCTTGGATTTTGGTCTTTCCCATCTTCTTCGCATTATTTTCTGCTAAAGAACCTAGTGTAGAGTGACCCTTAACTATTATTATAGGCTCAGATAAGACCTTGTAAAGCTTAAATTTACCACATTCTGGGCATTTTTTCTTAGGTTTATCATTGAAGCTCTGTGTAATTTCAAATGAATGCTCGCAATTTTTGCATTCATATTCATATAAAGGCATTAAATGCTCCTGTAAGGTGGAAAGTTTGAGAGTATTTGTGATATTACAGGATTTCTGATGATGTCAGTCTCATCAAGCTCTGCAATACCAACCCCCTGAACACCATCTAAATAATCAACACAGTCTTCTAAAGCACCTCTAGCACTATATGGCAGGTCGCTTTGGTCTGTATCTCCATTAATAATAGCTTTAGAGTGTCTTCCAATCCTTGTTATAAACATTTTTATCTGTTCTAGGGTTGCGTTTTGAGCTTCATCTAAAATCATAAAGGATTGGTGGAAGTTTCTTCCTCTCATATACTCAAGAGGACATACTTCTATTATAAGCTCTTCTTTTAGTTTTTCCAACCTAGCTTTTCCAAGATATATATTCATCTCCTCAAGAATAGGTACTAAATAAGGATGAATTTTTTCATCAAAGGTTCCCGGTAGAAAGCCCAGACCTTTGCCTGCCTCTACTACTGGTCTTGTGATAATAATCTTTTTTATTCTTTCTTCGAGTAGATATTGGCAAGCTAAGCCAACAGCAACTGCTGTTTTACCAGTACCTGCTGGGCCAATACAGAAAGTAACAGAAGACTCCTTAATAGTTTCAATATAATCTATTTGATTTTCGGTTTTTGCCCTGAGAGTTTTTTGCTTTCCTCTTTCAGGGTTTTCGTCTTGGAGGTATCTAGGTTTTTTTCTCATACTTTATTTGCCTGAGCTTCCAAAGCCTCCGATTCCTCTTTCTGTATTATTGAGGTCTTCAACTTCTCTTAGCTCTATATTTGGAACTGGTTGAATCAGAATTTGTGCAATCCTGTCTCCACGCACTATCTTATAATCCTCTCCAGTGTTAAAAAGACAAACCTTAACCTCTCCTCTGTAGCCAGAATCAACTACGCCAGCAAACCTATGAATACCCTTTACACCCATAGAAGACCTGTCCCATATTAAACCAGCGTGGTTTTCCGGTATTGCCATAGCAACGCCAGTACTGACTAATACAGATTCCCCAGACTTGATTATAACATCTTCATCTGAGTATAAATCAAACCCAGCATCAGAAGAGTTTGCCTTGGTTGGGGTCGTCGAAGTTTCCGTTAGTCTCTTTATCAGTAGCATCTAAATCCTCCGCCATCGTACTCTTATTTGCAAAATATTCATTGAATGAAAAAACCGATGTCTTAATATTTTTAAAGTCATAATCGTAAGCACAATTGAATGTCTTTATACAATCATTACCTTTCTCATCCGTTTCAACGTAACTCAAATGAGCTAAGTATTTACCTGAGTTATTAAGTTTTTCTAAATGTGAAAAGAAATCATCTTTAACCTTCTTTTTTCTTTTTTTATGACTAAAGAATTTTTCCCACCATCTTTTTTGTTTGATTGTTTTACTCATTAAATTTCACACTTTCCTCCAGCACAAGCCCATTCCTGTTCAGGCTTGACGTTATCCTCTTCTTCTATAACCTCAGTATAATCTACGGAGTTGTATTCTCTTTTCAAATCAACCCATTCTTTCCAGTTGTACACATCTTTCATACAGTAGGTAAGTTTTTTCAGGTCGCCTTCAAAGTAGCGATTAGAAAACTTCACGCATCTTTCCTGCCAAGCTTTTTTGCCATTTCCTTTTATCTTATCGCCAAAGCCTAAAAGAGAATCGCAAGCAGCCCAAAGGTTATCCTCCCACAAATTAAGGGCAACTTCGATAAGGCCACTAACAAATAATGAAGCGTCTCCATAGTGTCTTACTTGCTCCGATGGTAAATAAATTGCAGTAAATGGAGCTTGCGGATAGTCTTTGTCGCCAGTAATGGGAAGAAGGGAGATTCCGCAAAAATACTTGCGGTTCTTGTATATGAAGTTTTCTACATCACCCCATTCTTCAGGTTTGACATTAATAGTGTTTGAAACATTGTGTACCAGCCAAGGCTGTGTGCATAAACTTTTATTTGTGCCGTTTATGACCCAGTTCTGCTGCGTGCTTTTGACATGATTTAATAGCTCCAACGCACCGACCTTGTTCTTTGTCTTGGAACCATCAGGAACCTCTACACAAAAAGCAACGACATCATCACTGTCATTATTAGACCACACAGATTCTTCGCAAGCTCTCGGATTTATTTCTCTGAAGTGGTTGTAAATGGGTTCCATTTTATTTGCTTGAACCCGTCGTATATAACGCTTAGCATGATGCGGATGAATGCCAGAGGAAGTACCAAGAACACAACTGCTAGTACCTTCAGGCTTAATACAAGTAGTTCTAGCGGCTTGATTGACTCCGATGAGTTTGGCAACTCGTTTGTTTTCTTCTTTGACAATTCTTGCCCCTTTCTTTTGGGTTTCAGGACTAAGACATATATCAAACCTCTCCATGATGCCCGTCATTGAAACACCAAGCAAGGCTTCTCTGGAAACAATTCTTTCGCTAGCTTCACCAAGATAATCAAAGCTAGCAAACCCCGCCTGAAGTGTTCCTATGATTGAAGCGGCTTTACAGGCATCATAAAAGTCATCTTCTGTTTTAACCTTAGCACAGTTTATCGTGCTTAGATTACAGGCTTGCCAACCGCTTTCTCCTGTTGTCTCGTCAACAGGCCACATACCAATCTCAACACATGGGTTGACTATTAGCTCTGTAGAGTCAGACCAAACAAATCCCGGCTCACCAAACTCTTTTACTGAGTTCATTAATTCCGAGAATTGTTTTGGTGATGTTTTGTCTCGCAAAAGAAGTGCTGAGTTATTTGACCTACCTCGTTGAGGATTGTCTATAAACCAAGACCCTGTTTTTGCTTTAGCCATCTCTTCATCGTCTGGGCTAAATAGGCATATTGTTGCACTCCTGCGAACACCACCAGAAATTACAGCATCTGCACTATGCATAACAATATCATATGCTTGTATAGGTGTTAAATTCCTGATTGATGAATGACAGAACTCAAGCTCCTTCAATGCCTTGTCTAATATCTTCTTAATATTTGAAAGTGCATTTTTTAGTGGTTCTGGTCCGGGCGCTTTACCACCACTTGAATTTAGGTATGCTCCAGCAGGTCTGATTTCAGAATAGTCGAAGCTAACATTCTTTCCAACATATTCTGGAAATAACTCATCTTGGTCAAAGTAGCTAGCAACCAAAACACCAACGGCATCAGACCATCCTTCAATACTATCAGGTATCAAAAACTTTTTTGAGCCATTCTTGTTTTTAACTATTGGTGGAAGTTTTTCTATATGATGTTTTTGAACAGAGAACCCAGTTCCACAGCCGCACAATAGAAGATACATGCACTCTTGAAAGAACTTTAATCTATCGCAAAAAGAAGTTATGCAATTATAGATTCGTGCATTGTGTTTGAAGATTGGGCTTCCGCCGAACTGCAAAGCCCTTTGAGAGCCTAGAACCCTCTTCTTTCTCATCATTTCATAAGACCACTCGATGTCTTCATGAACCTCTGGAAAATCCTGATACTTGTCGAGCATCATTTTTTTTACGCGACTTACAGCCTCGTTCCAAGTTTCTCTTCTCTTCTTTTCCGGTATCCATCTTGCATATTTAGAAACAAACGTATAATCCTTAAGTTCTCTAACAGACATGTAAGCCTTTTCCTCGGTGCTTATTATAAGAATGTATAAATAAAAAAAGAGCGACACGTTTTTAATCAAGCACGTTAATCTTTACTGCCACGCACTGTCTTAAAAATATAGCTTGATGCACAAGGGCTTGTCGAAGATGTGTCGCTCTAGCTCCAGTTTGGGAACTCTAATATTCCTCGACAATATATTATACACTTTGGCAACTTTTACACTATAAAAATTTCTTAGGTAAGACACGCTATAACCAAGTTATTTTTAACCCGTTTTTTATCAGGTGGTCGTAGACTAAAACATCCTCGTCACAAGAGCTTTCGACCTTTTGATTAAGTGGTATTTTCCAAGACCTAATATTGTTTTGCCACAACAGCTTTGCACAGCGGTAGCACGGGATGTGCGTTATGTAAGCAACCTTTGATGTGTTTGTATTAATTACCATATTGCTGATTGCATTTTCTTCTGCGTGAACCATATATGGATATTTTTCTGGTCTAGTCGTAGGAAGGTTTTTTTCTTTTACTCCGGTACAGAACCCGTTGTAGCCTACGCCTAGAACCTTATTATCAGCAGTAATCACGCACCCCACTTTTGTTTGAGAATCATGGCTTCTAGTGGCGGCAAGCTGTGCGAATTTTAGGAAGTATTCATCCCACGTTGGGCGTTTTGCCATTTTCCCTTCTTCCTCTGTCTGTTTTTTTCTTTGAGCTTTTTTCTGTCGCTCTTGCTTTGGTTTCTTATCGTTTTCCCCATTCTCGCATTTTCCAATTTAAAAGTCAAGAAAGGGGGTGAAAAAATCCACCCCCTTTCAAGAAAACTACTCTGAGTTTGAACTGCTGTCAGTTACTCGTAGTGAATCCCCAAGAATCCAAGCTACTGCAAGTGCAACAATTCTGTTTGTTGTCTCTGGGTCTAACCCAAGAGTTTCCTGAGCGGCCACAACGACCACACCACCAATGGCAGTCCAAAAACGACGACTTTTGAACAAGGCTTTTACCTTTTCCATAGTTCTTTTCCTTAATAAAAAAATTAAAAGAAGCCTTTAATCTTCTCT